ATATTTAAAATTTACTGATCAATTTGAACCTATAATTATAAAATAAACTATTATAAATATATAGTTATATTTTGAATTATAAATAGCTAATTACATTTAAAATTATAAAACAGGATAAACAAAATGAAAATAAAAACAGAAAAAATAGAATATTATGGTTATAAACAGGGATATAAAATTTATATAAATAATAAAAAATATCCAGTTATGAAAAATTATTTTTATACAGATATGAATAAAAATAATGCTATAAAACAAGCTATAAATGACCATTTAAACAAAATTATAAATTATAAATAGGAGTATAAATATGAAAATAGCTTTAATTATAACCAGAATTAACGGAAAAAAGAAATTATATATGCCTGTAAAAAAAGTAACTAATAAAAAAAGAAAGGGATAAGCAATGTATCAAGTTGAAATAAAAAAACAGGGTAGTAACTATTTAGTAGATTTGATTTTATGGGAAAAAAATGGCTATGGAACGGCATTTGGTCGATATTTCGGTAAATCATACCATAAAGCAAAAAAAGTGGCTAAAAACACATCAAATCTTTATAATTGTGAAATAAAGGAGGTATTATAAATGAATAAATATAACATAATTGTATGGACTGGTAAAAATAAAGGTAATGAAAAATTACACTTCACCTTTACTCAATCTGAACTAAATAAACTTAAAAAAGATGTAGAAAAAACAAATTATGATGGATCTTATAAAATGAAAAATGGTGATATTGTTAAAGTGGAGGCGTTATAAATGATAGATTATATTATAAACCCATATTTTTTGGTGAATATTCTATGGATGATCACCTTAATTATAATAGCTAAAATTATAAAGGAGAATAAATAATGAAAGAATCATATAAAAAAATACAAGTACCAATAGGTGATGAAGATATACGAATGTTTCAAGAACTTATAAACGATGGTATACCATTTACTTGGACATTTGATGAAATAGATGTTGAATTTATAAAAGATAATGAGGAGGATAGATAATGAGTGATTTAAATAGATTAAACAATGCAAAAGTAACAGAAGAATATGATGATTATAGTGAAATGAGTACCGATGAATTGTTAAAAATTGAACAAAAAATGAGTGATGAATATTATAATAATAACTATTCATTTTCACTCTCTGATTATGCAGAAATTATAAGAGAGCTAACTATAAGGGAAAATAAATGTATATAGTGTGCTATACCTTAAGATTAAAAAAATCTAATGTATTACCGCAGGAGTATGAATTTCGTTCTGATTATATTGCTTTTGAATCTATTGAGGAGGCTCAAACTACCTATGATAGATTATTTAGACAGGACAATCTTTACTCTGCAACATTATGCAAACCTATTAAATCAACAGAAACCACTTATTTAGAGGAGAATAAATAATGGAATTATACGAAACTGATTATGTAATTATTAAAGATGGTGAACCTATCAGTCCATTTGATGTGGTTTATCATTATAAAAGTATTATAGAGTTATTTAATGATGGTTTTAGCTTAAAAGATGGTGAGGAAATTGTGCCTATGACTGAATTGCCTCAAGAATTGCAAAATAAATATATAGAAACAATTAAGGAGAATAAATGAAATATCCTAAAAAAATAGAGCCTATAAAACCTAACTATCACGAAGACGATGCTATCAGTTTACTGGAAAGATGGTTTGATGAGTGGAGCAAAGATGAAGATTGGTGGAACGGCAATAAAACTTGGGATTTAAATATATTCACAGAACACGATGCTGAAGAATTTAAATATGGCTCAAGATGGGTAATCAATGTTTATGGACTTGTTAAATATGATGACGATGAGTTGCTACACATAGACACAAGTAATGAAATAGATGTTTTTGAACTTAAACTATAAGGAGAATAAATGAATTTTAATCAATTTGTAGAAAGAAATTATCTTGAACTGAATACTAAATATAGAAAGGTTTGGCGGGAAGATTATAAAACCAGTTTCAATGAATTTTGTTTTTTTATATTTTGTGGTTTTAAAAAGAAGATGTACTTACCTAAAGATTATAAATCTAATATTATATTTAAATAATGTTACCTTTGTATGTTTTGTTGAAGTGGTTAGAGCTTCGCTAACCCCGTGTTATAAAACACAGGCTAGCTCTAACCCAATGTTACCTTCGTAGTGGTTTCGCTTTCATTGGTTAAAATTATAATAATTAGCTTATAATTTCGAGTAGTTATTTTCAAACCTAATTGTTTTATCACGAGGTCGTACTACTTTCGCCTGACCTTGAAATTTTCGTGAAAACCCCTTTTAGTAATTTCTTATTGAAACCTGTAACCCTAAAAGTATCAAACCAAACGATTACAAGCATATAAAAGTTATAAATAAGGAATTATATTTTGCAAGTAAAAAAAAGGATGCCCCTGTAATGTGTTTGGTTAAGACAGGGCATCACAAGGGCAAGGATAAACAAAGATGTTCGAACTTATAAAGTTATGATGGTTAGTCAAATATAGTCAAATGTTTTCTTTTATAAATAGGTGAAAATTATAATTTGCATTTAATTATAAAAGTGTTGTAAACTTTCTTTAACAGGATAAACAGAATTTTAACAGGATAGACGAAATTCCAAAAGGAGAGAAATGAATAAGATAAAAGAGATTATCTGGGAATCTGGATACAGAAAAAATTATATTGCAGAGCAGATAGGTGTTCATCCATCGCATATTAGTATGTGGATTGCAGAGAATCGCCTTCCCTCTAAACCTAATCTGCGGAAATTGGCTAAATTCTTAAATTGTAAGATTAAGGATTTATATCCCGAAGGCATAAAATACGGAAGGAGGCAGTTATAGTGGACTACCAAGAATATTTAGAAAGAAAAAAGAACCCGCCAAAATGTGAGTGTGGTAAACTTATAAATTTAGGAGAAGAAATGGTAAAGGGGTTATTTGGATGTATTCATATCCCCAATATCGTAAAATACACAAAAACAAAAGAGGATAAGCAATGAACATTGAACAACTACAGGAAAGATACAAGTTAGGAAAAGATGATTTTTGGAAACTTCGACAAGGCACTTGGATTATTACCCACGATGCCTGTGAGAAGATTGCTAATATGGAAAACATCATCTTTGAACCGATTACTATTATAAATTATGTTCCAACAGGCATAACTGAAAATGGTTCAAAAAAGAGAGTTATAAAGTGGGGTAGAGAGGTTTATAAATTCGCTTGGAGTGGCGATTGTCAAAAAAGAACTGGCGATGTAGCTTTAAGTGTTGTGGGTTATAAAGCAGAGAACCCCGATTATAAAGTAGAATCTACGGGCGAGGCTAATGCTCTAAACTGCACCAATGAATACTATTTGGCTATGGCGGAAAAAAGAGCAAAAGATCGTGTTGTACTAAAACTAATCAATGCCTATGAATATGGTATATATTCAGATGTAGAGGCAGATGATTTCAAGAAAAAAGATAAGGAAGAATAAAAATGAATAAAGATAATAGTGGTGCATTATTTAAAAATGAACACAAAAAGTCAGACAAGCATCCCGACTATACGGGTGTATCAGTTATAAATGGTGTAGAATTTCGCATTGCATCGTGGATTAATACAACAGAACAAGGCAAAACATATATGAGCCTTGCATTTACACCTCCAGAAGAAACTGCGAAATACAAAAAAGAAACAACAGATTCAACCCCTGTTCCTAAATTTGAAAAGAAAGATAATGATCTCCCGTTTTAAAATTAGGATTAAGGATGCAAAAGGTGAAAGATGGGCGGACTCGAAATTGGTGTTCGCCCACCTAATCAAAAATTATATGAAAAGCGAACTAACAGGCTCTAAACCGCTTCCATATAAAAACAAGGTTGATAGCTTTTTTAGGGATATTAATGAGGATTGGGTTGAAGCACTATGCGAATCATATCCTAATGTAGATGTTCAACAGGAATTAGGATTTGCAAAGGCTTGGTTATTATCTAATACTAAAAATGCAAAATCAGACTTTAAGAAATTTGTAAATAATTGGTTGGCGAAAGCTATGCGAAATGGCGGGAAGATTGAAGCGGTTGATGGTCGTGCAGAACATAAAAGGCATATAGCTAAAGCAACACCTGAAGAAGATTTAGCATCGCCAGAAGAAATTAAGAAAATGTTAGGAATAAAATAAATGGGAAAAAGAAAGACTTTATCTAAAAAAATAAGATTCGAGGTTCTTAAAAGAGATTCTTTTACCTGTCAGTATTGTGGAAGTAAAGCTCCAGATGTTTTATTAGAGGTTGATCATATTAATCCTGTGAAACATGGTGGAAATAATATTATTATGAACCTAATTACTTCCTGTAAGGGTTGTAATATAGGAAAGTCTGCAAGAAAGCTGAAAGACGATGGAGTTTTAAAAAAACAGAGAAAACAGATTGATGATATTGCAGAAAGAAGGCAACAAATTGAGATGATGTCAGAGTGGAGAGATTCTTTAACTTCTGTGAACGACCTTCAAGTTAATAAGTTGGCTAAGTATTGGGAGGATAAACTTAATACCGATTTATGTCAATTCTATTTATCTGAGGCGGGTAAAAAGCAATTATCAGGCGTTATAAAGCAATTTGATGCTTTATTGATTTATGACGCAATGGATACAGCTTTTAATCATTATGTATCAATTAGGGATGGCTTGTTTGACAAAGGGGAGGTGGAGAACGCTTTTAATAAGATTGGCGGTATATGTTACAATAAGAAATATGATATAAGGGGAGAATTTAGAGAAATTGACAGTTATATACGAACTGAATACAGTATGGTCTACTGGAAAAAGGCAAGGTTGAAAAAACTTTTATGTGAAATGAATAAATATTATAAATTTGATGATATTCCAAGAATATGTGAATTTTTTTATGGCGATGCTACAGATATAATAAATAGCAATTTTAATATCCATTGCCTTGATGAGGAATTAGGCGATCTAACCAGAGAGAAGAATGATCTGTTTTTAAAATCTGTTTCTAAGTTTGTAAAAGATTTGAAAGAAGATAATACAGAAGAATATCCAAGATTTCTTTTTCGGGGTATTGATTTAATAACACAGGGAGAAAAAAATGTTAGGAATTAAATGAAAAAGAATAAATATATAAAATATGCTCGTTATGATGAAAATGGTGATATTATATTTCTTGAAGAAGCATTAAAAATAGTATGGTATCTTAATCCCGAACTTTATCCTAATCTTAAAAAAAAAGTATCCTTTGAACTAGATGGGTCAGATGGTAATCTTAAAAATTTCGATAGCACTATAATAGGGTTAATTGGTTTTGTTTTACAGGTTATTCATCATTTAGAGCATCACGAAGAAAAAGTAGTCGAATATAATTAAAAAGGAGTATAAATGAAAACCGCATTATGCGATGGTGATTGTGGGAATGTATATTTAAAGGAAGTTATGCACACCGCACACATAGAAAGAAAAGAATTTATTTTTTGTAGACCTTGTATGTTTATAAATTGTAGGGATACCGATGAGTATAAAAACGATATTCCCGAATAAAGATATTTCATCAAGAATGAAATTGGTTGGTAAGATTGAGGCTAGATGTAATCATTATTGTAAAAACGAGGCAAAAAAGATGAAGTTCTATGATTGGTATTCATTTTTAGATAATGAGTTTATAAAAAGAATGTGTAGAAAGTGTGCATTACGGGAAACATGGGGTTATAATTATAAATCTAGCAAACATTTTCAAAGGTGGTTAAAAGAATTAAGTTGATTCGCTTCTTCCTTGATTGGTAGAGCATAGTGTTTCCGCACTAACCTCATAGCAATCAACTTAATAGAGGTTTCCGAGGTTGCTCTTTAAAAATTCGGCAAATAGAGAACAGGGGAAGTTAATTGTCGAGGTTGGCTTCCTAAAACTTGGGGGGTGTTGTATTCCTTTCAGTAGAAGTCATAACTACATCCCCCAAGATAATAGGAGATAAAATGAATTGTTGGCATTGTAATACAGAATTAATATGGGGCGGGGATCACGATTATGAAGATTTTGGCATAGAGGATAAACAGGGTATAGTAAGTAACCTATCTTGCCCTAAGTGTCCAACATTTGTAGAAGTATATCACGATATAAAGGATAATAAAAATGAGTAAAGTATATGAATTTTATAAAAGACAGATAGAAGAATATGATGATTGTGAGCCAATTAGTATATGTTGCGAGGCTAAGCCATCGGGCGAATTAGATGACGATATAGGATATTGTTCAGAGTGTGGTAGAGGCTCTGGCTTTATAAGTGGGTAAAGCATAAGATGTTCTGGGTAGGGTTTTTAATTGGTATGTGGGTAGGTTGCATACTTGGGTTACTGCTACTACTTGTTTTAAACCTATCTAAGTTTGATACAGACGATGACAATTATTAATAACAACATACAAAGGGCGGTTGTATGGTTTAGCTGCGGTGCAGCCTCTGCTGTTGCAGCCAAGTTCGCATTAAAAAAACACCAAAACTGCGAAATAGTCTATTGTGATACCGGCGGCGAACACGAATCTAATAAGCAGTTTTTAAAGGATTGCGAAAAGTGGTTAGGGAAAACAATAACTATATTGAAAAACGATAAGTATGAAGATCACTTTGATGTATTTAAAAAAGAAAGATATTTATATGGACATCTAGGATCAAGATGCACCGTTGAGCTGAAGAAAAAACTGAGATTGGATTATCAAAGACCCAACGATATACACATATTTGGGTATACATCAGACGAAAAAAATAGGGCGAACAAATTTGAAACACACAACCCAGAATTGCGAGTAGATTGGATATTAATAGAAAAAGATGTTTCAAAGGAGAATTGCTTGGGAATACTTTGGCAATCTGGGATAAAGTTGCCCAAAATGTACGATTTAGGATATAATCATAATAATTGCATAGGATGTGTCAAGGGTGGTATGGGATATTGGAACAAGATTAGAAACGATTTTCCTGAACATTTTGACAAAATGGCTAAAATAGAGAGAGAAATAGGACATTCTAGGTTTAGAGATATGGAAACAAATGAAAGAATTTGGCTTGATGAATTGCCCGATGATGCTGGGAATTATAAAACAGAACCAGCAATTAGCTGCGATTTAAGCTGCGGGCTTGTTGTAAACGAACTCAATGATTGAATTTACTATTCATTCCAAACCTAAAGCATTAAAGCGACATCGTAGCACTAGGACAGGAAGAATGTATGATCCATCTGCGAAAGATAAGAAATATATGTGGCTTCAAATAGCTAAATTTCGCCCAAAAACACCCCTTATTGGCAATATTATGATCTTCATAACATTTTATATGCCCAGACCTAAAAGTCATTATAGAACGGGCAAGTTTAAACACTTATTAAAAGATAATGTTCCCGAATATCATAAGTCCACACCAGATTTAGATAATTTAGTCAAGATGGTTTGCGATACAATCCAAGGAAAAGATAAAATGATATTAGATGATTCGCAGATATGCAGAATACAGGCAGAAAAACTATATGATGAAGAACCAAGAACGGAAGTTTATATAGAGGAAATATATTGAGAGTATGATGAGATTAAACGAATTAACAAATAATGAAAAGTCGTTAGAAAGGGCTTTAAATAATTTTCGCAAAGTAGAGGAAGAAAATGGATATGTAACTTGGTATTCTGCAAACGGAGTGCCACATTTACAAATTAATATGTGTAATAATGTTATTTACACAATAACAAATGCTTTTAAAACATATCTTTCTATAGTGGAAAAGGTTGATCTTGAATTGAGCAAATCAAAAAAGTTTAATCCCTTTTGTCTTAATTTGTCCTCTTTTAAAAAATCTTTAAAGAAAACTCCTTATATTTCTAGCGAGAAGGATAAATTGCTATGGGAGAGTATATATTATAAACACGAAAATAAACAACCTGAATATTATAAAAATCGTGAATACTTTAAAGGTATGTTTAGGTCTGAAAAAAATAGAATAAGTTATCGGTTAAATGAAATTAAAAGTGTAGATGAATATCTAAAAGATTCAACTCGTTTTAATGATTATTTAGCAGAGCCACACATACAATATATTGATAAATACACAACTGCATATAATTCAGAAATAATGAAAGCGATTTTAAGTCATCAATGAAATATATTGATTATATTAGAGAGCAACCTTGTAGTGTGTGCGGGATACAACCATGTGATCCAGATCACTTGGAGGCACGGGGTATGGGCGGTGCGAACACAATAATGAAGGATTATTCCTGTGTACCGCTATGCAGGGTTCACCATACTGAAAGACACGCCAAAGGCATCAGGGCGATGTATGACACCTACAGGGTAGATTTATGGAAAGATGCGTTTAATTTGATTAGGAGATATTTTGTTTCAAAATGATTTAATCGAAGGCGAGAAAACAGAGAACAAGGTTTTAGATTTAATTAAAACAGGCGACAACCCTCTATTCGGAGAGCCTTATCCTAATGCTTATAAAATTGATGGATATTTTAAAGATTATGATTTGTTTATACCAGAAATAAATGTTCGCATAGAAGTTAAACAAGATAAGAAGTCTAAGCATACAGGAAACTATGTAATAGAAGTAGAGTATGGCGGTAATGAATCAGCACTAACTACAACAAAGGCAGATTATTGGGTGTTTTGGGATGGCGAATGTTATATCTGGACTACTCCGTGGAGAATTAAAGAATCTGTAAAAGGACTTCCATTGAGAGAATTTAAGGCTAGAGGCGATGATAAATTTAAAAAGGCATACTTATGCCCAACAGGTAGAATAAAAAATTCTGCTGAATATGTGATATATGAGATTCACGGCTAAAATCATAAACGGCGTTATAAAGTGGCACGATGAAAAAGCACTAGCTGAACACCTAGATATTATAAATGATGTTGAATGTTATATTGACATCAAGCCATCAAAGTTGCGAAATACTGCCCAGAATAATTATTATTGGGCGGTTATTCGTGAGTTCGGAAACCAATGCGGATACCATCCAGAAGAAATGCACGATGTATGTAAATCACACTTTAAGATTAAAACTACTAAAGAATTTAATGTAGATGAATTTAGCGAATATATAGATCGTGTTATCTATTGGGCGGCGGAATTGGGATTTCCTATTAAAGACCCTAGGGCTACCAAACTTCCCTAATCTTTAATTTAACATTATAAACACCATTGGCTACCTGATCGAAAACAAAACTTTTCATATCTAGTCGGCAAATTGCGAACTGATCAGGATTATTGTTATTGTTGTCTGGTTGGAATATAAAAGGTAATGCCCCACCATTAGTTTTGTGTATAACCTGTGAATAGAAATCATCAGATTCCATTATATTGTGATGTGTTCCAGCTCCAGTACTCCAAATAGGGTTTCCTGCTTCATTGTCAAAGGCATCTGGATCAGTTATTTTTTTAGAAACGCCTTCAGTTACAGGATTTAAATCACTAGCTGATAAATAATTAAAACTTAAATCCCATACACGCCTACCTACTCTTGACATCTTTTGATAATCTAAGGCAGTTGGGTTTGTGGGATCATGTAATTCCCACGGTGATAGATCACCCCACATAGGGCTTTTTGTATATCTATAATTTACTATATCTGCCCCAGCTTTTGTTCGGGATCGCTTTACACCATCCATTTCATTGGTCATAGTTAGATTTAATTCTGGGCTATGTGGAAGGTCATAATATCTTCCTGCTAAAAACGAACCAAGTTTTATTTCAGAATTAACATATTCTCCAATATCATATAAATTCGGTTGTAAGCCGCCACCGCCAGTAACTGGAGTTCCATCTGTCGATCCACTTGATGATCTTAGCGTGAATCCATTCTGTATTGGATACATAGAATTTTGCTTCTGTGTGCCTAGAGCATCGTTTATAACAATATCTTCAGTCAATTTGATATACGGGTAACCAGTTCCGTTATGAAATGAATAAGAAAATCTACTTCCAGGTATGTTTGCGAAATTATGCCCTAATATTCCGACGATATTAATCAAGTCTACAGGAAAAGGTTTAGTAGTTCCGATTAAATAATTAAAATAATCACCTCCAACATGATCTCCCACATTTGTTACTATCGTCTGTGTTGTCGGGTCTAAGCTAATCAACTTATCTATTGCTCTTTGTTCGTTTTCTTCGAATGGTGCTGACGCATTCCATACACTTGATCCATATGCAAGTCCTAACGATCTCCACCATTGTATCCAATCTATTATAAATCTCGGAGTTCCTACATTTTGATAAGCCATTACCAGACCTCCTCAATTTTTAAGGAAATATCATAAACATTAAATGCTGTTTGATTTACTTTTAGCGAATCCCCTACAAAACGACATACTGCGAATTGATCAGGGTTGTTATTGGAATTATCAGGCTGAAATACAAAGGGTAATGTACCCCCTAATGTCTTATTCCATACCTGCGAAAAAAAACTATTATCAGTTAGTAAATTAAATTCAAAGTCGCCTGCATTGGTAATATCGCCACTATCATAATTGGTATCAACTATATTTAAATTAGATATAGATTGATTAGAACCAAATATATCACTATCATCTATGTATGAAAACTTTAAATCCCAAGACTTCCTGCCACTCCTAGATAAATCTTTGTCGGTGTTTATCCAAGCACTATTCCCTGTTGCAGTATTGTTATATATTTCCCAAGCTCCTGCTTCACCCCAATTCGGTGGCTTTAGCCAAGCCTGGTTTATAAAGGAAGAACCGTTATGCGTTACCTGTTCATCTGTATTGCCGTATTCCCTTGACATCTTTAAGGACAAATTAGGACTTGAAGTCATATCATAATATGTTCCATATAAAAAACATCCTATTGGATAGTCAAAACCTGTTTTATACTGTGATATAAAAATTTGTATTTGTTCGTCTAAATATTGAGCATCATTACCCTTGGAAATGCTAAAACCATTATAATCTGCTTCCTTAGCATCATTAAAATTAATAACACCTGTTGTAGCAACATTTATTGTACCATACGATCCAGTTCTACCATAGCATTTTACATGACCATCTGAAACACCTTCAGCGAATTTATGCCCCAATGTCATAAAAAAGTTTTGATCACTAGGCATAATATTTTGGAAACTAAGCCCGTCATTTAACCTGTAAACAATCGGCAAATCACCACCTTGGCTACCATCACCACCAACATTTATTATGGCTTGGGAAGATGGGTTTACATCAACCAAACTCAATGGTTCTTTATTAGAAATATATTGAACCGTGTCTTCAGATGTCATCGTTAGTAACCCAAAATGCTTTAGGTATTGCAAGATAGAAACATAAAATCTGGGCGTGGATACATTCTGATAAGCCATTAAATCGCCTCTGGTTTTATAATTTTATTTAATGCTATTTTTGTTTTCTTTACCCTTCGCCCTACAATATTACCCGATTTCATTTTTTCAACATTAATAGTCATTGTTTCTGGGGTAGATAATAATTTATTTGCTGTAGAAGACCCAATCTCTGATATAGTATGTGGTATTTTATTTGCCTGCCAATCGCCAAAAACAACCTTTTTAACCGACAATTCACCCCTGTATGTAAATATATCCCCTTCAATGTCCATTTTTCTGTATTGCGATAATATCAATATTTTATTACTTGATATGCGAACATTTAACATAACAGAGGCAACTATAGAATATTCAAAAGCACCTGAATAATTTATTTCTACGCCCGCAATGCCACTTCCAGATACTGATAATACTCCCCCACCATAAGATAGCTTTGCCTTCATCTATTCCTCCAAAATAAGGTTAATAACAAGTATTGCATCTAACACATCCACAACGCCATCATTATTAAGATCATAATTAACATTATAGGGATCATTTGAAAATATATGGTTAGTAAGCGTAACAACATCATAAATATTTACTGCACCATCTTGATTTACATCATACCTAATTAATGTACTTTCTTCGCCCGTAGTAGGGTCTTCTCCAGCTATTTCTTGGGCAATAATATCAATATACTTGCTAAAAATATCAGTTTCCTGACCCGTATCTTCATCCATCACATTAAAACTAAATTCTTGACCTTCTGCGGGATCACCAAATAAATATCTAAACATATTTAGGATGCTGCCACCTAGTATTTGTGTATCTTCGACTATTTCTATTCCAAAAGTTATCTGCATTTTTTCCACAGAAGTAGTTACCTTATTCTCACCTATAGAGTAAGCTAGACCATGCGTTCTAGGTTTACTTGTATTACCCTCCCAATATTGAACAACATTATTTAAAAAATAATATGCTTGAGAATATTCTCTTGAAAAACCTGCCGCATTTGTAAATTTTGCACCGTCTGGCTTAGCTGCTATATCTAATGCCAACATTTCCATATTTATATATAACGAAACAGGTATATTATATTCGCAAACATGATTAAATTGCCTTAAAATTTCTGAATGATAAGAACCAGATTTAGTTTCCCCAGATGAAGTTGTATAACTTTCTATAACATCCTTTATATTGAATGTTAAAATATATTTTCCTACATTGTTTGAATATGTATATCCAATGGAAACTTCGTCCATCTTGCCCAAGCTATGGAAAGCTACTAAACGCAATCCAGCAGGAAAGTATAAAATGGTATGAACATTTTGTTTAAAATAAATCCCATCTGCATCTGGAATAAAAAAATCCATATCACCATTATCATCAAGTAGTTCAATAAACGATGTTCTTGCTCCAAAATAATCATCGGGCAAAACAGGTAGTGATTCTATCGCAGATATTTTATTTGCCAATTCAACACGATCATATTCTTCATCATCACCATAATGCTCAAATTTTACAAATGGATTATTGTTCCCAGTAGTAAAATCATTAAATTCATCATTGGTTAAATAACTTGATCTTGAATGATGATCTAAATTGCTTTGTGAGAAATAAATTTTATAAGCCGTAATACCTACATTATAACCATCAAAGTCTTCAGCTAGTCTATAATAGCCATTTGGTGGGTCTAAAGATTCATATTCTGCCCACGGATCAACCCAATCATATGGAATAAGAACTTTTCCTAATTGCACCCAACCTGCTTCTGTGCCTTCATCTGTATCCCTAGATGAATTATAGACAGGCTTCGCAAAGACTTCGACATAAGGAACAGGACTAGCAAGATGATCTTGCAAAAACCAAGCAAGTGTAAGTACAGCACCCAAATCAAATATTGCTGTTCCAATTAAGTTATCTATACTTGCAACTTCAGTTATAATTACTTCGCTATAAATTTGTCCATCTATTGAAAATTCTACTTTGATTTGCATTTCGGTTAGTGGCAACATAGGGTCTTCTATATATTCTATTTTCGTATGCAAAAAGAAATTTTGTATACTATAAAGCTCTGAAGTTATACTATCAAAATACTGCCATATATCATCTATATCCATAGTAATCCATGTTTCATCCAATGGTGTGTCTTGTGGTGTAGGGTGCATTTTAACATGACCTGTAGTGATCTCGGGTGGCGGTGGTTCATAACCTGATAATTCGCATCCCTGTGCGGGCATAATATACCATACTGTATTTGTAGGAAAGCCCTGTTGCTCTTCTAGCTGTTCATGAAAATTATTATAATATGTTTGTGCTGAAGATAATGTATCAAATGCGAAATGTGTCATACTGCCTTCGTATGCTTGCGGGGTTGTCTTACCCCCAACTATGCCTAACTGATTCCATAGAGTTTCATCATATAAACCATCATTGGTTATAGCTGTATTTGGATCGGCTAGCGGATCATAATTATCATTATTATATACATATTCTTCTGTGTCTAAGATACCGCATATACCTTCATCCCCAGTTGGAGTTGCATAAATCTCACTACCATCAGAATATGTTGCCTCAGAATTAATATTAATAGGTTCACGCCCATAAGCATCTAAGTTTACTGCACCGCCTATCGCACCTGCTGTAATAATATTATTTGATAAATTGTGCATCTGTATTACTTCTACTTCTACATATTTTAGGGTTTTTGAAAGGCTTGTAACCATAAAATGCGGAAATGCTTGTTGCCCATTTATCATATGCCCAATTACCGTAGTATCCTGATAATCTATATTCCTATCATACTTTATTCCATAAGGCTTAACATCACCTATTTGTTTATCAAAACCAATAATGTTTCCTACTTCTAAATACAAGTATTTAAGGGGTAATCTTATCTTCATTATCAAGTGTTGATTACAATGCCAAAATAAGAGCCATTTTGCGTAATTATTGGCTGTATTAGTATCCCGTATATACTTACTTCTATCATCTTCAATAACTAGCGTAGAATCGGCATTACTTGTATTTGGAAAACTATAATAGTCATATACATAATCCTGCAAAATAGAACCTGAGCCACCATATAGTTCAAAATTGTGAAAACCACCTACATTTAGTTCGTTATCCGCATCCCACTTTCTAATAGCTGTATGCTTAGATTCTAACATTAAGTTATCCCTAGCATAGTCATATTTATACTTTACAATTACCTTTGTATAAACATCTTCTATTTTTGTTCGTGAATAACTATGGCTAATTACATCCGATGCTTGAACTATCAGCCCATCGTCTAAAGTGTAAACAGGCTTTATATAGTCTAGTTTAAAGTTACCCATATTATCAAAATGTGGTATTAGCGAACTAACAGATGATATATCTTCTATAAGTTTTTTTGAGCTTATTTTTTTATCTAAAGTAAAATCTAAATGATCTGTGCCTGGATCACTATCTATAGGGTAAAGTGTTTCGTTATCTGTTGCAATATATGGTATAGATTTTTCATAACCTAATTCACTTTTTAGCAAATCACTTATAATATAATATGCCCATCTACATCTTTTATCAGAAGCATTTATACTCCTTCCAAAAACATTAGCATAAAATTCCTTATCATTGATTCCATCTACTAGAAACGAATGTTTCATCTTAAAGTCATATAAGGTGAAATGCACAAACAAATCTGTTTCGCCAGAATAAGCATCTTCATTAGTGCTGTTATAATGTAGCGGAATACCAACATTAATATGGGTGTACTGTTGCAAGGTTTTAAAGATTTCATTTTCATTGTCATCAATAAAATCAAATTCTGTTAATCCTGTGGAAGTTATGTATTTGGTTTGATAAAATCCAAAAGATTGCCTTGTTGTATTTACATCCTGATTATTTACATGATTAACAGATAAAGAAGTGTTTACAGATACACCCCAATTTGTTCTAAAATTTTCATCAGTTCCACTACTCCAAGGTGGATTTACATTTTCATCGTCGGGGCTATTCCCAGCACTACTATAGCTAAAATTGTTTCCACGAATATAAACCTTTGTAGTTGGTTCTTCACCTTCGGATATATTATTAGGCAATTCCATATCCTGTAATTTTAATTTAAAGAAACCAAATGTACCATAGCTCGTATATTCACCAGCTTCTTTAACATGAATCATTCCATCTATTCTACCTATAGCACCATCTGCACTTTCAAACTCTATATAATTATCTCCAACTCCATCTTGCCAAGGTATTGCTGTAGCTTTCTCATAATCCCTTATTTGAACGACCCTTAACCTACCTGCTGTAGTATCATTTCCAACACTATTAGAATCATCGCCTTCTTCCAATATGTCGCCTTCTAATTCAATAACCCCATCGGCTGCTTTAGGCGTAAAGTTTTCAGCACCATCATCTATATTTTCAAATGTTTGCGATACATTGAAATAAGTATTATTATCGTAAAAGTATAGTGTAGATTGCCTTACTGTAACACCTAATTGATCTAAATCGTTTGTTCTAAATTGCTTAATTCCATCAATAGTTATATTATCATCTGTTGCTGGATATGATGCTAATAGTTTGTATTTTAAGGTATCACCTTCCACTTCCTGAAAATAGGGCATAACAGGGCTTTTATCAACAACTCCATACACAATAGGTAGTGGCTTATTTCTAAATTTTTCAGGCACATTAACCTCACCACCTGTAGATTTATTTGGAACTTGTTTATCAAAAATAGATTGGCTTTGATCTTCAACAATAACTTGAACTTTCTCGTCATCGTGAGTATATCTGCGAACCTTACCATAAAACACCTGCATTGCAGAATCATCAAAGTATTCCCCACCTTGATCGTATGCAAGAACATGGGTAACGCTTGGGCTAATCCACCATATGCGAACCTCTGCATTTGTTAGAGAATTATTAAATAACTCAGTAAATCTTTTACCATCATATGGCACATTTGAAATATTTAATGTTAAATTAGATATTCTATAGTTTCTATTTTCTAAATCTACTGATTCCCTAATAGCAGGAAGGCTAACTAAAGTAGGCATCCAATGCACGCTTGGGCTATCTGGAGAACCAATAGGGTAAGAAACAGAGTTAGTGCTAAGTCTTATATCGACACCCGTTGCATTACTAATGCGAACAACAGGAAATATTTGTATATTTTTGCCCTGAATATCTCTATAAAAATTATTAGGTACTGCCATTATCCAACACCAAAATCAGTTCCTCTGCGAACTGCTTCTTTAATTTGTTCTGCTAATTCGCCTTCAACAAAGTCCTGCGACATAACATTACCAGAAATAGAAACATTAATCGCACCACCACCCCCTGTTTGATTCATCCTGTTTAAATTTTCTAATCCAATAGATTCAACCGCATTTCGATTTATAACAAATTCACCCTGTTCCGCTTCAATCATAGTACCACCCTGCGAATGTCTTCTACCACCTATTAAACCACCCTGTTCAAACTTTCCAGCCGATTTAGCAGCAGCTATCTGTCGATCTATATTTGCTATCAATGCCATTCCTGATGACATAATAGCAACGCCCTCTAAAACCCCAAGCAATCCTTTTGCCTTTATAGCTGTTGATGCACCTACTACTATATTAGCAATTCCCTCTGCTTTACCTAACTGTAAAGCCATTTGAGTTTGATTGAAATTATCTTTAGACATAGTTACTAACGATTTAGATATTTTTCCCATAGAAGAACCAGCAATGCTAGCCTGAGCAGTCCATCCTTCGCCTGTTTTATTTAATTGATTTTCTAGCATTTTTAATACAGAAAGATATGCAGATGTAGATTCAAATGCATTTTCATTTTGCTTAACCCATTCTATCATAGCTCTTGTATTAGATGCTTGTGCTTCTCCTGTCTTCGAATATAGCTCTTGTGCAGTCGCTTGACGCTTTATTCTTTCGCCTTCAATTATTTTTAACCTATCTGCTATATCTAATTCATGTGCCATTGCATTTGCTAATGCTTCTGATGTAGCAACCATTTCACTATTTCCATTATTTAATTGACCTGTGCTTGCTGCTAAAGCCTGAACAGGTGCTATTAGAGCATTAATATCTTTCCTGTTCTTATTTAAAAAGACGCTCCCCTCATTAGAAGTTTTATTATTTTTTTTAAACATATTCTCCATTTGTTCTAGCTCATCTGTAATCTCACCAAAACTTAAATCGGATAAACCTTCCTGAAAAACTGCAAGATCGCTAGAATAATCAACAGTAGCCTTTTTTATAGATGTAAGACCAAAAAAGAAATTATCTGTAGCAACAGCAATAGTATGTAAACCATCTGTTGCAAGTTCTATCATATTGGATAAATTTTTAAGCAATGTAGAAAATGTTATTATGGCTGGAGCTATCAACTCTCCTATTGATTCAGCAGCATCACCTATCGCATTTTTCATTCCTTCTATAGTTCCTGCATAGCCTTCTGCTTGAGCTTTAGCTTGACCTCCATATAAAACGCTTATATTCTTAACTATGCTTTCAGCTCTTTCTGTTGATTTTGCAGCTCCAGTTGCAGCAATTCCATACCTAGATAATGCATTTGTAGAAGAACCTACGCTTTTAGCGACCAAATCTGCTGCTGCCGTCAAATCCATTCCTTTTGCTGCCGCCAAATCTATGGTTGCCTCAGTTAAAGCCTTTACAGATTCCTCATCCTTAATAAATGCTGCAATCATAGATTGAGCCGATATTACTGTTTCATCTCCAAATTTTGTAACTTGCTGCATAGCTGATGCATGATTTAACAATTCTTTGGATGTTCTGCCTAATGATGCAGCTAGTTTTAGCTCTGCATCTTGCTGATCTACAGCAGCCTTCATTAACCTACCTAGGGTTTGTGCAAACAATGTTGATGCAAAAGCAACAAGCAATAGTTGGGATCGAAGTGTAGCAAATGAATTAGAAAGCAGCCTGTTTGAATTTGTTTGGAATAAACCTGCTTTTGTTGTATCCTGCATTGCTAATTTTAATTTTTCTAAAGCAAGCCTATTACCTTGATATGCTTTTTTAAGAATATCGCTTGAAACCCCAAGCTGCTTCCAAGTTATATTTTGTAATTTTAATTTTGCGGTAAGCCCTGCGGCAACACCACTAAACTTTTTAACTGCATTTGTTGTTCCATTCGCACCTACTGTTACACCCTTCTGTGCTTTATGAAGATTGTTTAATGCTTGTATTAACTTTGTATGCCCCTGTGGCTCAAATTTAATTGTTATTTTTTCTTGTGCCATCTATTTGATCCTTTTGTTTTTTAGCAAGGGTATTTTTAATAATAAACGCCCTATCCACCCATTTCGCAGGTTGTTCCCCGTAACTACCAGGATACGGTGAAATTCCAAACTGCTCACAATATACATATCGTTCAATATCTTTTTGTATTTCTCTATCATGCACTATATTTTTACAACAAAAAAAGGGTAATTGAGCATTGACGGATTTTGCAATATCAAACTCTTTACCCTGTTCATTGTATTCATTAGCCTCTCTAATTAATAAATCAATTATTTCCCATACATCTTCTTTACAAGTAAAATTGCGTACTTCATAAATACCGTCTATTTTAATAGGCAGTTGTGCTTCATACGGAAATGTATGATATTTACAGCCCCCACACCATTCCGCATGGATGTTTATTTCGACTTGGAGGCGTTCCCTTCCCCCGTTAGCAGCATTTCTTGCATCTTGAGGAAGATTTCAGTTCTTTCTTCAAAATCCAAGCCAAGAATAAACTCATCGGTAGCCTGACCATTCAAACCCAATCTTAACCATTTGGTTATCGTGGAGTGCATCATCTTTACACCATTAATAGCACCCTTTTCATCATACACATATTCAACGCTATCAAGCATTTCATCTCTCTCGTCAAGCCCAATATCTTTAATACCGATCTCACGCCCTGTTTTTAGTTTAAGTTTCTTCATAATTAATCCGCTATTGTTGCACAGGTTGTATTTGTTCCATTGCCATAGCCCACCATTTTTACAGAAGCATCTATAGCCATAACATCACCCTCAGATAAGGCTACACTTGTAAATACAGATTGTGGAAACTGAAAACCCCAACTTGCACCTGTAGCAGGTGTTGAAGCATTAGACATAATAGTATTTCCAGTAGTAGCACCTGAAGTCGCAGCTTGAAACATATTAAGCATATCAGCACTTTCATCATCATACTTAACATTTATATCTGCTGTTGCTGAAAATTCTGAACCCCTTCCAATAGCCTCTGGAACACCGCTTGCTCCTCTACCCATAAATACTGCATCATTTTCAAGATTCATTGTAAATGAATTAACCATTACATCTGCCTGACCGCCTATTGCTCTATTTGCTGGCGTTTGCCAATCACCCATAGTAAGTGTTTGTGCAGCAACTAATGTATAAGGCGTTATAGTATATCCACTTCCATCTACTTCTAATCCCACAGGGCTATAAGTTTTAAATGTAACGGAATATTTAACTAAACCACCATCAGTTCCCATATCACCATTCCAAGAAAATGCAGTTACTACACAATCTTTATAAAGAATTACATCAGAATCACTTGGTGCAGTATCAGTAGGTATATCAGGAGGCATAATAGCTAAAGTTAGCAGCTCGCTATTGCCTGCCGTCAAAGTTGCCCCTGTTTTAATATTAGTGGTAGGGCTATAATTTGATGCAATAGTAAACGGCTCACTTGTATCGCCTGTTATGTTTTCAAGCATTGGGAAACAAGTATCTACAGTATATATTCCTGAAAGCGTTATCTCAGAAACAAAATCTGAATTTTGATGAAAATAATGTTCATCTTGCAGGATTCTTCCGCCACCTGACTTTACATCGTAATTATTTACTCCACCTAAAGTTCCATGTGAAATAGAATCCACATTAAGTTCCAGCATACCATTTGTCAATGCTGTTCCTAATGCAGTTTGTGGTTGTATTGCAACCCTAAAATCTTTTGGGCTTAAAGCAGCCGAACTAATTGCCATTACTTATCTCCTTTCTTTTTTGATTCGCCAACATTCACTAAAAAAGTTTTTGCCTCGGTTGGCATTTCTTTAATTTCTATGGTTTCCCCTCTATTCAATGCTTTCATTTGAGGGCGAAATAAACCATAATTTTTATCTAGTTTTTTATCTTTTAACTTTACTTTCATAATTATCTCCTTAACCTGTGTTTCCTAAGTGCATACATTTATATTCCCATTCTACGACATACATATCTTCATCACCTGCATTTAGTTCTGTAGATTGCATCCGACAATTAATTGCCTGCGAACTATCCGATAATGTCATAGACATATTATCATGTATTAAAGCCTCTATTCTGGAAACCGTGCGAAGGATATGATCCAATGCCGTTTCTTTCACATTAGCCTCTAAAAAGTAATACATAATTTGTATGGTAAATTCTCTTGTTTCAGATGTAACATTGTATTCCAATAATTCCGAACCAACAGGATTTAACTGTAAATATGTAGAACCTGCGGGAGCTTTATCACCCCTATAAACGGGCAAAGCACCCTTAAATTCTGTACGAATCGTGTTCTCTAATTTATCAAGAATATTCTTCCAGTTGTTAGTAAAACTTATAGCCATCTTGAATTATGCACACTTTTTACACCAGAAGCATCAATATGTTCTGATGCACCCATAACTTCAATTTCCCATTCATTCGTGGCTGTAGCAACTGAAGTTTTATCTTCACCTGCAAATCTTATTTGTAAACCCCCTGCAAGGTCTTGATAATCACCATTAATTTTTTCGGCAGTAACAACTTGATTGCCTTGTTGATTTCCCAGCTTATCAGAATTTTTAACCCATACTGAATATGTAGCTGTTCCATCCAATGCACCGCCAGCTACAATCAATACCCGTATTAAATCAAATGTACCATTCCAAGTTCCCCTTGTATCTACGGGGCGAACACTACCATCTGTATAAGATACATCCCTAATAATCCCCCTTGACGCATCACGAGTTGTTTGCCAAGATAATGCCGCCTTACCATCATTTAATGCGTCTATATTGCCCTGAGCTTCTTCCATAAGGGCGTTTGCTACTTCATTGGTAGGATCGCTTGATCTAATCAAAAAAGCGGCAGCAATCAACGCTGAGCTGCGAATTATCATATAATCAAAGTTACCACTCTTATCCTTTAATTGTTCACGGGGTAAATTTGGATCTAATTTGCTATCTAAATATCTACTTGCATCGGTGCGAAACTGTGTAATCATAGTAGTAAATTCTTCGCCTGCTTCTATTAAGTTATCATTTGGATCATTGGTAGTTAAATCATCACCTATAAGTAAGCATAAATCAAGCCCTGTATCATACATAAAACTTAATGAGTTTCCAGCAGAAGTAGCATCTGCAATATCTGCACTAGCGTCTATAATCTTGTAAACACTTGTATCAACGGCGTGATGTTGTGCTGAAGTTCCAAATAAACCTCTGTTTGTACCTGGAGTAGCTATTGCTAAAGTGTCGCCATCTGTTACAGCCGTAACACGCATATATTCGCCACCTATCTTAATTATATCATTTGCACCGAAAGAAGATGTGCTATCAACATCTATTGCTGCTAAGTCTGGGGTAATTGCTGTTTTAACTTGCGTTGTTTCTGTTGTATTGTAAGCTATTTTATCTATTTTAGCTCCATCTAAAAACAAATCTGTAATAAGACCTGTATTTACAGAATAAAATATATCTAAGCTGCTATCATAAAAATCAGTTAATCCAGATACCCATCCATAAACAGGCGTTTTAGTATCAAAAGCATCTATCTGTGGATAGACACGCTTTAATTCTTTATGTGTGCAATATATAGGTGCTGTAGCCATTAATACCTCCTGCGTTTAGGTTTTTTACTTTTCTTTTTATACTTGGACTTAGGCATTATTTTACCGTTATACTTACTGTTCCGTTTGCTTTTGCTGATACAGTTGTTGCCATAACCTTTACTAAAGCACTTGTTCCAGATTCAACTTTGCCTGAAAATGCAGATGTATGTGCCACACTATAAACAAATTCTGCGTTAGGTGGTGCATTTGTGAAATCTATAGCCCCAGTTTCATAATTAATTGTTCCTGTAGCCATACCATGTAAATTCCCATGTCCATCATCGTGGCAAAATACTGGTGCTGGATTGGCTTCATATGTAACTTTATCATAAGTAACATCATCAGGTAGTCTTGCCGCAACTGCCGCATCTATATTACCTATAGCAGGTATTCTTCCCACTCCAAAAGGGGTTGTTCCAGAGGTTGGTGCTGCCATCAATATTGCTGATGTAGAAAGATGTGTTCCAGATGTAAAGCGTACATCACCACCAACTATAGCAACATGAACCTTCTTTTCAAATAAGTTCCCTGATGTGTAATATTGCGTATCCAAAGCATCTTGTATCTTTGATATAACACCATTTGTACCACCAAAATTCAAATTAGAAGAATCTGTAGTAAAAGTTAAATTCGAAAAGGTAGAGCCACCATCCACCGTTATATTAAACTTATATTCCGTAGAAGCAGCCAGTCCAGAGTGTGTAGCTGATGTTACCCCTGACATACCCCACTCTTGATAACCTGCATTGTAGAATTTTATAGAAACACTACCTGGAACAATACCTTGTACGCCTGAATTCGCCCTACCGACACCAAAGAAATTAAAACATTTAAACCTTCCATCATTGTCTGTTTGTGCTACAGAGAATTTATCATAATCGTGATAAGCATTATAGAATGGTAACCTTAGCTGAGTGTTATCTGCGTGTGTTGCTGCTGTTGAACCATCAACACCTCTTATTACAGTTAATTGTGCCTCAGTTCCTGTATTTGCTGCAATAGCTGTGATTTCTAATACTTCATTTTCTATTCTTAATCTATCTCCAATATGGAAAAATCCAACTGCTGCTGCTGCTGATGGACTACCATTATTATCTACATCAAAAGTCGTTGCCGTAGTTCCACTAGCTAATCCTGCACCATCTATATAAGCACTAACAGCTACATATTCATTGGAATTGGGTGCGTCATTATCGACTGCTGTTCCATCAAACATAGTTGTTGCAGATTCTGTAGATACAACAGCATTTATAGGAATATCCCACGAACCGCCTGGTTTTAACTTGACATGAAGATAAGCCGCATTACCCGCAGTCGTTTCATCACTATAAGATTCATACTCAGCTATAATAGTCGTAGCTATATTGCCAGGATTACTTACTATAATTGACTTAGGTATCTTGGAAGACATTGCATCATCTGCTACCGTAGAGGATAAACTGTATATCATATTAGACACACCTTTGGTAAGTGGAACTGTTCTTGAAAAACTTGATCCTCCACTATTTCCACCACTTTTAACTGCGGTTATACCGCCACCTGCTGTTCCAAAACCACCACCACCACCTCCTGCTGGATAAGGCATAATTATTTCTCCTTTCTAAATATTAATAAAGTATTGTACATTCATCTGAACCGACACATCATCTGTATCTGTAGCATTTTCTACAAAAGCTACTACTGTTTTACCTGAAGCTATCGTTGCTGAATCTAATGTGCAAGTAATCTCTTTTATTTGTGCATTAGTACAAGTTGCTGTTCCTGATGCCTGTACCACACCATTTGATAAATCTCCAGTTGTACTAGCCCTATCATAAGAAAACAAATGAACATTTATAGTTGCTGCATCACTATCATCACAAGCGACTAGGGCTTTTACAGATAATAATGTTATTGCTGCTGGAACTTCCCAATATACTGCTATTACATTTTCTTGCTGGGTTAGTCCACTTACATCTAATGATGTTGCAGGATCAGTTGCATTACCCCAATCATTATCACCAGCAAATGCAGTTGCACTTGCAGGAATAAACATCTGGTGAGCCACCAATGGATAATGATAACCTGCTGTAGGGCTTAAATCATATATACCAAATTCTTTAGTTTGTTGATTAATAGGGCTTGTTCCTAGTAGAACCTTGCTATTTGTTGTATCTACAGCTAATATTTGACTTCCAGATTCGTTAGCCACCATAAATGCTTGGGTAGTATCTGTATCATCAGGTCTAACATGAAACTTATCATCCGAAGACCACATAGAAGTCGCAGCTCCATCACCTGTTTGAATATTTCTAACTGTTCCATCAATTCCTGTGTTAGAAGACTGATTAATCTGTATTATTCTTTTAAAGAAATTCGCAAATGCTGTATTTGAAAATGAAGGCATTAAAAATTAGCTCCTAAAAATGGTGCATTATATGTTACACCTGCTGTATATGTTATTTCTAATTTTGGCTTATTTATACCACTATTAGAAAAAGTGAATGTTTCTAAATGATCTGATGATATGCTCAATGAACCATCAGCATCTAAATCTGCTACAACAGCCACCCTGAATAATCCACTACCTACTGCACTTTGAATATCTGTTGTTCCATCACTATTCATTGGAAATGTTAAATAGCCACTTCCAGCAGATGTTGCTTGAATTTTTGTGCTATATGGATTCATTGTTCCCAAACTAACCATTACTGAATCATAATCCCCTGATGATAATGATGTAGATGAACTGCTCCATTCTACTGCTTTAAACCATTGATCTCGTGTTGTGTTTTGATATAATTTTAAATCTGCTGAATCTACTGTTCCTGATTCACCGCTTAAATCAAAAAAGAAAAATGCTCTTATATAATTGTAAAAAGCACCACGACCAGCTGGGATTCTATCTATTCCAACTAAAGCTGTTGTATCACTATCTGATACTGTTCCTGTTGCATTTAATCTTGCATTACCCACTATTGAATGTTGATAATTAATTACTCCATCTGATGTTGTGCTATATATTGTAGAATCTGGCATTATCCAAAATCCAAACTAGCGACACCATAATAATTTGTACCATCATAATAAAATGAAATAACATCTATATCCGCTGAACCCGAAGAAAGAGTAGGGGCTGAACCTCCAGCCCATTTCACCTCTGGCGACCAATGACCCACAGTATCTGACCCATCACCTTGAACCACTTTTAATATTAAATTACAAGCTCCTGGTGGAGCAGTAAATGTAATTGTACATCCTGTTCCTGTAATGGTTAAACTTTGTTTTTGGCTTACATTCCAATCTATTGTTATCAATCCTGTTGTAACTGTATTAGCGTGTTCTGACCCAAAAACAATAGTATTAGTAGCTATAATATTATTTGTAGCAATATCACCTTGACAATCAAAATCCCCTGTTACTTTAGCACCGTTATCTTTTGTTGCTATTTCTAAGGAAGATGTTGTTCCTGCCACCTTTAAAGGTCGCAATACATCGTCTATTGGGTGGTTTTCTTGTAATTTAACTTCGTTCATCTTGCATATCTTTTAAAAATGTTTTTATGGCATCTATTTGTAATGATTGCTCCATCTTAGCTTTTTTTAAATCTTTTACCTCTTGCCTTAATTCTTTAAGTTTAAATACCTTTGCAATATGATCTGCTGCCTTGGGTAACACCGCCTTTATTATTAATGGCATGAATTGGGTAATCATTTTGCCGATTCTTTTACAGCTTCTTCTACTACTTCCCAAATACCTTCAAGTAGTTCTTTTTCATCTTTTTCATTCATAAATGGAACATCAATCTTTTTATTTAGATTAGCAATAATAGTTTCTTTTTGACCTAAAACCATTTTAACAGCTAAACCCTTAATTACATTTAATAATTTGTTCATTATTTACCTTTCATTGTTAAATCTATATATACCTTTAAGTCTGATTTAATTTCACTACACCACTTCTTTATCTTCTCTGTATCATCTCTTTCTTGGTCAAATCTGAGGTGCATTTCTTTTTTAATTTCATCTAATTCTTTTAGCAGATGATCGTGTCTATTATCAAAGCGAGTTAATGTTCCTTCCACTTTATCTCGCAATATGTATCTCATAACCCAAGCCAACATTCCTAAAGCAGATACTGCGATTGCTATTGGAAATCCTAATTCTTTAATTAATACAACTAAGTCTTGTGTCATTTCTTAGGCTTTTCTCCTGATCCATACAATATATCACTTGATACGGCTGCCTTAATATTTCCATCTACCACTTTTATTGCTTTATCATCTAATACTAATTCTGTAGATTTAGCTTTATCTGATTTTAAATGCTCTATTAAGGAATGTGTAATTTCAGACTGCATCTTAATAATTGATGTTATTGGATCATCTTTATCTTTCGTACCTGTCATAGAATTTAAAATAGCGATTAAAGCCATAGATGTTGAACTGGTAGCCGATGCGATAATTGCGATCATCGCTGCATCTTCAATATATATAATAGAACCAACTAAACCACTAAATAACAAAATAATAGTAGGTAAAGACCATTTAGCTATACCTACAGCGGCTTTATCACGCATAATGCGAATTTCGGTAGCACGCTTTTGCTTTATTTGATCTACATCTATATTTGCTTTCATTTTTTCAATCCATTTCCTGATAACTTAACTAATAAATCTACTAAGGCATCCATTCTCTGGAAGATCGAATTAAAATGTTCACGATTCTGCTCACGCTCTTTTTTACTATTATCAATAAGCGTAACAACAATACCTTCAATGCGTTCAGCATTACTTTGTAGTTGTCGCATCAGATCGTTTGCCATCCATTTGAATAGATGTATCAATCCCCAAGACATTCCTCCAAGCATTACAACAGGCAATCCAAACCTTTCTAATAATACTACCCATTCATCCATGTTCAGCCACTATCTGGGCTAGTTGATTTGCCCTATTAGATGTCTGCCTTGCCCATAAGCTGTCTAGCATTTCTTTTGATGCTAACTGCCATTCTTTGCTTTTCATGTGTGCTATTGCTTTTTTAAATTTTAAGAAACCAGAAAATCCCATTTGATAGCACATTTCTATCACAACACCTTGAATTTCTGGCGGTAAATCATCATACCAATCTAATTTTTCTGACAACTTTAAATGTAGCTGCGAAATACGACCTGTTAATATGTGTAACGATTCTTCTTCAGTAAGCCAAGTTAAGCCATGTCCGATAGTCCAGACACCTTCACTACATTGATATGGTTTACTTCGGAAGCCCTCATTAACACCAATTCTTTCTATGAGTGCTTTGAAGTCAGGCATCATTTCTTAAATATTTTATCGTAATTCTTTTTGTACTGCTCATCAGCCAAATTTATGCGAAGCCAATCACCTTTACCTGCACCATTTAAATCACCTTTTTTTCGCACAACTCTGTTTTGACCTGTTTTGGTATTTTCGTATGATGCTCTCATTTCTTTTTAGCCTTCTTTTTGGCTTTCTTTTTAGGGGCAGTATAAGGTGTCATATCCTTTAGCCCTTTTATTCTTGTCCATTCACTTGAATCAAGCAAATTTCTCAAAGATTTCTCATCAATGTTTTTAAAATCCCTTACTTCACCACTAACATTTTTTAAATATACACCCATATGACCTCCTTATTTGAAGGGGGCAGTTACCCGCCCCCTTCGATGTTATCTATTATGAAGCATTTACAAAGTTTAATCCCATTTTATTAGTTGCGGAATCAAGCAATTTCGCACCATATATCATGTCAGCGATTACCTTTGTACCAAGATAATCAACATCATATTGAGATTGCAATCTCACATCTTGAGAAGCTGCAAAAGCACAAGATTCTGGCACATAAACTGCACCACTTCTTACAGTTCCACCTGTACTAATAGCCTGTGAAAAGAATACATCCATTCCATAAATCAAGCCAACAGCACCAGTAGTAACATGACTACCTGCGGCAGCATTTGTACCTGAAGGGATTGCATCCTGCCTAACAAAGTAAGAACCAATACCTGCTGTTGGATTTAGAAGATCAGCAAGTATTAAGTGATTTACAGCCATAGAGCAACGATTTGGATCAATATCTAAATCATAAAGATTTGCAAGTATTGATTCGAGATCAGCAGTTGCAATAGCATCATCAGCAGTTAATGTAACTGTAGTTTGAAAGCCATCAAGCTCTGCCCATAAATCAGTTTCAACTTTTCTTGCTAATGATTCACCGAATTGGCGAGCATACTTACTAATAAGTTCATATTGAGCCTGTATTGTTAATATATCTTCAAATATTTCAGCCTGATAAATTTGTGTATTAATATCAAGTTGAACAGCAGTTACATCGTGAGGCTGCGGTGTGCTTCCTTTGTTGGTATCCCACACTACAGCAGTTGATTGAGTTTTGGTTTGTGCAGTTTGCATCAAGATTGCAGGGATATTAATTTTATCACCTTTTCCTTTTACAAGTGCAGAATAATCATCTACTGAATTTCTTAATTTATTAGCCCTAAAAAAGAAGCTATATATTGCATCTGACCAAACCTCTGGCACGAAACCATCACCAGATGTTTTATCCATTAAATCACCAACTGCACCAGCAGCAAATACTAAAGAAATAATCTCGAGCACTCCCTGCATTTCCATAGTTAGAATAGTAAATTCCATTTTAATTTCTCCTAATTTTTATTTTTTTCTTTGTGCTGCTAAAAGTATATCACTCCACCTAGACTTTGCCTCTTTTGGGTCAAGCGTTGTCCAATCTTGTGGTAGTGGCTGTTTGCCAATTGATCCACGAGCCGTTGGAGCTTCAGGGGTTTTTGCAGCGATCTTATTTTTTAATAAACGAAGCGTTGATAAACTTTCACCCGAAAGCTGACCCGCTTCTTCTTCATTAGCAGCAATTTCTGCAACAAGATTAGATTTTTCTTGTTCTTCGTACTTAGAAAGGCGAGTATATTCACCTGTCAAATGATCAACCTTGCTATTAAGTTCAGCAATAAGCTCATCTTTTTTGCCATCTTCTGCTAATTGTTTTTGCCTTGTTTTTTCTTGTGCAGTTTCGTATTCACTTAATTTTGCTTGCAATTCTTTAATTGTAGCTTTTTTAGCCATTACTTCCTGCAATAAACCTTGATCGGCTTTTTCTTCAGGTTTACTCTCTGCCTTAATATCTAGGCTTTCTTGTACATTACCTTGTACTTGTTCTTCGGACATAATCTCTCCTATTTTTTTGATATATTATGCAAATTGTTGCACATTTCGAATAACTAAACTTAAATTAACCAAGTTTAATAATGCAACTATTTACAATAGTTTTATTAAAATTTTAAACATTTTCTTTAATTATAGTTAATAATTTGAACACGAATCTCACGACATATAAACAAGAGTGGTTTAAGTTTATGAAGTACCAGCCTCATAAAGGGCAATCTATGCTTCATTTCCCAAAAAAGAAAACATCACGCTTTTTTGTTATCGTATGTGGTCGTGGTTATGGAAAAACATACGCATCTGCGAAGGAAGCATCGTTTATTGCATCTATGCCTAATAAAAAAGTGGCACTTGTTGGTTTATCGTACAAGAAGTCCAAGTTATTGTTTGATGAAATATGGCGTACTATGGTTATTCCTAATAAAAATGATGTAGTTAAGTCGTCAGAAAAAGATCAGTATGTAAGGTTTAAATGGGGAAGTTCCATAGAAGGTTTGTCGGCGGATAATCCAGATTCTTTAGTTGGTGATGAATATGATTTGGTGGTACTTGATGAAGCTGCGAAAATGAAGCAAGATATTTGGGATATGTATATATCGCCTGCCGTTGGTAGAAGGAATGGGAAAGCCATATTTATAACAACGCCGCAAGGCTTTAATTGGATATACGATAAGTACCTTTTAGGTAAATCAGATAATACTTGGGAATCGCATACTGCACCTGCTTGGGAAAATCACCATTCTTATCCTGGTGGACTAAACAACCCTGTTATTATTGAAAGAAAAAGAAATATGAGTAAAGAAGTATTTGACCAGGAGTATGGTGCGAAATTTACTTCATTCGCAGGTAGGGTTTACCCATTTGATAGAAATTTAGATGTTGGAAAGTACCCATATAGTCCTAATTTTCCCACCTATTGTTCTATTGATTTTGGCTTTCGTATGCCTGCTGTAGGATGGTTTCAAGTCTATTCGGTAGGCGGAATAGAGCATATCAATATGATTGATGAAATTATTCACGAAGAAAACATTAAAACTGATGTACTTATCGAATTGATTAAAGCCAAGAAGTACCATGTTAGTGAATACTTTGGTGATCCTGCGGGTATGCAGGCACAAGGGCAGTCTGGGCTTGGCGATATAGAAATATTTAGACGCAATGGGATTTTAGTAAAATCTGTAAGGGATAAAACATCAAGGAATCGGGCATCGGGCGAAAGTCATGTTCGTTCTTTTATAGAAAGTGCTGATGGCACTAGAAGATTTCATGTAGATGAAAATTGTAATGGGATAGCTGAAGATTTAGAAAGCCTTCGGTATCCAGAAAGCTCAGGTGATTTAAAGCCTGAAAGCCTGAAAGATGGCTACCATGATCACGGTGGCGATATGGTTAGATATTTTTTTGTAAACAAATTTCCAATAAAGGATAGGGAGGTGAAACTAAAAAGAAGATGATAGACTTAATACAAGAATCCATAAAACAGCTTAAGTTACATAACGCCAAGAAGCGTGAGGATCATATAGAAAAAATTCTTGATTACTACAATGGCAATGACACAGCCAACTACATATCCAGAATGTTTTCTGCTGCGGCATTTAGCGAGATACCTCCTGTAGAGGTTAATATTACTAGAAGATTCATTAATAAGATGAGCCGAATTTATACGATTGGTGCAAATCGTAATGTTAATGACCAATATACGGCACTAACTGTAATGAAGGATGCACGCATGAAGCACATAGAACGCATGACACGCCTTTGTGGTACGATTGCCACCCGTGTTTTATGGGTAGACGGAGATGAGCCACACTTTGACTATAGACCTATATACTTCTTTCATACTTTTTTTGGTGATGACCCATTTATTCCTAATGCAATTACATATCCAATGCTTCAGCCTGTAGAAGATTCTTCCAGAGCAGGGAAAATGGAATATGCGTACTGGGATGCCGAAAAATATGTACACATGGATGAAGATGGTAATGTTATAAATGAAATACCACACACTTACGGCGTACTACCTTTTGTATTTACGCATCGTGAAAACCAGACTGATAGTTTTTATGTTGAAGGTGCGAATGATATTATTAATGCGAATGAACATATTAATATTGCTATGACTGAAATGCAGTTAGGGCTTCGTTTTCAAATGTTCGGACAGCCTGTTATGGTAGGTGCAGAAATGGGTAACAAGCAAAGAACGGGTTCTGATGTTACATTGGAACTTCCTGAAGGTTCTTCTTATGATATTGTATCTCCAAAGGGTAATGTAGAAGGTGTAATAGAAAATATTAAGTTTTTAGTGGAATTAGTAGCACAGAATAATCACTTATGGATACAATGGTCAGAACAAGGCGGAGAAGTACCATCTGGTATTTCTATGATGATAAAGGACTTGGAACGCACAGAAGACTATCAAGATGATATTGCATTATGGCGGATGTACGAAGAAGATTTCTATAGGGTGGAACGACAAATAGCTTCCAGCTTTGGTACTTCATTGCCTGCTGAACTTGGGCTAGACTTTAAAGAACCTGAATATCCAAAAACGGTACAAGACCAAATACTTTGGGATAAACACCGATTGGAATTAAATTTAATAGATGAAGTTAATCTTTTAAAAGAATACAATAACGATTTAACCAATGAACAAGCGGAGTTAATCATTGCCTCAAACAAACAAAGAAACGAAAAACTCTCTCTCTTTGAAAAAGCTCGTCAAGCGGCTCAAAGAACTACAGAAGTTTGATATAGCTGTAACAGGGGATATTGCTACAATACTTGAAAATCCACGAGAGTGGGCTTTAGGTTTTGCTGAAAACGAAATAGTTGAACAGCTTTCACGCTATAATGAAGCTAAGAAACTTGGAGAGGAGTTCGCCCGTGAAATTACAGATTAAAACAACCTTTGATTTTGGTAAGCTAGCTAGCCAAATGCCTAAAATTATTGAAAAGCATACGCAAAGAACTGCACGAAGCTCTGCTACTGGTGCGAGGGAAGCGATAGACAAGGGGCTTGCACCTCCGTTAAAAAAATCTACTTTAGAGATAAGAAAAAAGCGTGGAACAGGTGGATCAAAGCCTTTATATGAAACAGGATCGCTATATAGAAGTATAAAAGGCACTTCTGAAGGATTACAAATGAATAAGTACGGCATCTACCATCATAGAGGTTTTAAAACTGGAGAATTAACATTAATGGAATTTCAGGGAGAAGAATATGAAACTTCTGCTGCTTCAATGATACCAAAGAAGAAAGTTCCTGCTAGACCTTTTATATTCCCGTCAAAAAAGACTATTCTGAAATCATTTGACGCATTTAGAAAAGATTTAAGAAAAGCATTAAAGAAATAATGGCAGAAGAAGAACAAATAACACAAGAACTGGGAGAAGATGATGAAAATATCCTGTTGTGGGCAACACTTGGAGTTGGTTATGGAATTGATGTTTTTGTTACGAGAATTGAAAGAGAAATTGCAATATTACGAAATGCAGGATTATCCGAATCAGCAATTAGAACTGTACTGGGAAATGATCTCGCCAATAATGGAAGAATATTTGGAGAATTACGAAATACCATTAAGCGAGGAGTTGTATCAGGAATTATGCAAGCATCTAGGATCGGGCAGGATAGAATTTATGGGGATAGCGTAAAAATGCGGTGGGTAAGTGTTGGTACTCCTAAAATATGTCCTGATTGTGAAAGCCGTATAGGTGAAATTAGAAGTTGGGAGGAATGGGAGGCTATTGGTCTTCCTGCTTCGGGTTTTTCGGTTTGTAAGGAATTTTGTTACTGTCAGCTTGTTCCTGAGGAAGTTTCGATGCCTGATTCTCTGCGGCTATAATCTTTTGTTCCCACGCTTCCCTTTGCCCTGGCGTAGGTCTTCTAGCAGGCAACCTGTCAATTCCAGCCATATCAGCCCTTTTTTGCCACTTACGCCATACTTTGCGATCCTTGTTGCGTTTACTGCGACTTTCTGCTTTTTTCTTTACCTTGCGTACTTTATTTATTTCATTTTTAGCTCTCTGCGAAGCACTTTCCACTTTTCTCGGCGGCAAATCCATAAAATCATCCGTAAGTTCTTCAGATAACTCATCCATTACTACTTCAGCTTCTTTTGCGTTCTTATTAATCTGTAACCACTTCTCATAAGGCGAAGTAACCGTAATATTAATGTTCTTTTGTAATCTACCACTATGTTCAAGTATTAATCTACCCGCCTGAACATTACCTGCCTTTGCTTCACGAGCCATAGCCTTTAACACTTCAACAGTAATACCATCAAACTCAACCATATAATGATCATACACGGCTTGCCAGAAATCAGGGTCTTTACGCATCCTGTATAGCGTATTAACATGAACACCTAACATCTTAGCAGCATCTTCATGCCTAATCTCTGAATTAGTAGCATACAATTCAACAGCCTTCTCTCTAACTGGTAATAACTGCATTGTTCTTTGATTCTTTCTACTCATGACACTTAAATATAAAAATTCATGACACTTCTTTGCAAATATTTTAAATTTTAGCAATTCCTGTACTTAGTATCTACTTTTTACGAGGAGTGTTGTACCCCACCATCATAAAAAAACTATCCACCCTACCCCCTATTAAATCTGGTTCTGTACCCTGTACCCGTACTTTTTAAACTTTGAAAGCGGTGCGTTGATACGCTTAAATCATTAATTTTAACATACTTTTAAACATACTTTTAAACTTGCTTTGAATAATTCTTTTAATGTTTGTTTAATCTTTGTTTAATAGCTTATATATATACTTTGTATTACCTATATATGTTTGTTAATACTGTTTGTTTTGCCTCTTGTCAAATATAATTAACGGTTACTTCTCGAGGACAAATTAAATTTATTTTAATTTATTTTAAATAAAACTTGTATCATATATATGTTAAGTGGTAAATTTAATTAACATTAAAACAAGGATAAACAACATGAAAACAAGAAACAACATAATTAAAACATTAAAAACAATATTAAATAGCCCGCTAAACTGGGTATCTATTTTATTTGTATTAGCACAATTAACAAGACTTATCTAATGGAATATTTACTAATTAATACAACTTATTTAATATTAATTACAATTATTGTAATGGCTATTAATACAATATTTAAATTATTTAAATATAAAACAATAGCAACAATATTTTTAATTAATGCAACAATATTTTTAATCAATCTATTTTTATTTTTAATTATAGATTGCAACATAATACAACATTTAACAAAATAAAGGATAAATAAAGCAATGAAAACTAAAACAAATAATAAAAAATTTATATGTATTGTTAAAGTATGGCTAGATAAAATAAACGGCAATACATACCACAACGCTAAACTATTTATAAATAATAACATAATTGAAACGGGTTTAACATATGGCTACGGAAACCAGTACGAACAAAGCATATATAATAAATATAATATGGTTGAAAGCTGGAATAAAAACCCGTTTAAATATGCGTCTAAAAAATTATTTTTAGATACTATTCATTTTGAAGTTATACAAGTCAACACTAAAAAAGAACTAAATAAATAAGGAACAAATAATGAAAACTAAATTTTTAACAAATAGTAACAGCAAAATTAAAAAAACAAATAAAATAAATAATACAAATATATATGAATTTAATTTACCCGCATATAAGACCGCAACAGGTAAAATTGTTTGCCCGTTTGCTAAAGAATGCGTAAAGTTTTGTTATGCTAATAAAGGTTCTTATTTATGGACTCCGACAAAAAACAAGTATAATAATAATTATTTAGCAACAAAAAAAGATAATTTTATCAATTTAATACAAGATGAAATTAACAGAAAACGCAAAATTACGCATATTAGAATACATTCAAGCGGAGATTTTTATAGCCCTAAATATTTAAATAAATGGGTACAAATTGCTAAAAATAACCCAACTATAATTTTATACGCATACACAAAGAGCATTCCACTAATTAAAAATATTAATTTACCTAATAATTTTAAAATAATTTTTTCTACGGGTTCAAAGGTTGATTTTTTAATTAATACTAAAACAGACCGCCACGCAAAAATTTTTAATAATGAAAAAGAACTATTAAAAAGTGGATATGTTAATGCGTCAAATAATGATTTATTAGCTATTACAACAAATAAAAAAGTAGGTTTAATATATCATTAAATAGAGCGGTTTTATTTTTTATAGTGTATTGTATCAATAAATAAATGATTTGGCTAAATATGGCTAAATTTGGGATAAATAAAGATAAAACAAAGGGATAAACATGAACAAACATTTAAATATTAAATATTTTATTGCAACAGATAAAAATAATTTATTAATAGATAATGAAAATATTTTAATCTATTCAATAAAAAAAATATATTACAAAATATATTT